AACCCAATACCTCGTATAAAAATAATATTAAGGAAATTATAGAAAATAAAATAAGAAAGGTCAAGATAAAATGAAATGGAATACATTACCAGTGGATGTGCAGCAGGCACAATGATAGAATATTTACATGGAAATACTAATCTGGCAAATCAGAAGGGAGAAACATATCACAATGCCAGAGTTGGCAGAACTGACGGGGATAGGAGAAAGCACCCTGTATGACTATGAGAGCGGAAGAACATCACCAACACTGAGAGCTTTAGAAAAAATAGCAAAAGCAATGGGGGTAAGGATTAGAGATTTGTATACAGAATAGAATTGTGCGAAAGATAGAAAAAATAGGCCAAATGTTAAGAATTCCTCCGGATATTCGGAATTCTTAAGCGAAACACTTTTCTGTGGGGAGAAGCAGTGGTAAACTCATGGCAGAAAGGGGGCTTGAGTTATGGAAAAGGACCTGATAAAAAAGGAAATCATAAGACTTGTAAAAAAATGTGATAAAATAAAAGTTATAAAATGCATATATTCATATGTTAGAAAAATAGTCAACTAAAAAAAGAACCAAGGGCTTGCGCATTACCCTTGGTTCTTTTTTTAGTTCCCAGACAATTTGTTAAGCAGCCGTTCTAGGTCATTCCAATCATCTTCTGTGAAAGCTGCCAGTGCTGAAGCTAACCGGTGCTTAAAAGAATCTTCACCGGAAAGCTGGATGTCTGCAAGCATTTCTGCAATCTGTTCATCACTTGTTTTCTCAATAAACATTTCGCCTGTGCCATTAATAAGCCATTCTTCATTCACATCATATGAAGTACATAAAGCCTTGATGGAACGGGAAGAGAGATTTTTTTTCCCATTTTCCACTTGATTGATAAAGTTCCGAGATAAATCAAGGCTTTTGGCAAAATCTTCCTGACTTTTGCCAAGATTTTCGCGTAATTCACGCACACGACTATTCATATTCGCCACCTCCTAACAAAATGATTATAACATATTATGTTGCCAAGTCAACAAAAAAGTATTGACAACAGTTTACAAGTGTGCTAATGTGTGTTTACAAGGAAACAGAGAGGAAGTGAGAGTATGAGTGAAAAAGAAAAAAATGTAATGGAACGCCTGGTGGAAGTTTTGCCTACATTATCGGATTTTGACAAGGGCTACATATTAGGAAAAGCAGAACAGACAGCAGAGAAGAGAAGGGAAGAGAAAAAGAAAGAATTGCCAGTAGCATAAGGAGAAAAATATGGAGTATCAGAAACCAGTGATGAGCATTACAGAGCTTGGATCCATGGGATTTTCTGTAAGGGATATGAAAAATGATGTTCATGTTCCGGGGCAGAAATTCGCATGGAAAACATCAGGCGGCGGTAAATGGATGATTGATGTACGAGAATATGAAAAATTCAGAAACAGGCACCGGAGACGATAGGAGGACAAAATGGAAAGCGAAAAAAAGGAATATGAAAAGCTGGAACGTGTAACTGTAAAACAGGCAGCGGAAGAGCTGAACATGGACCATGAGACAGTAAAGTATTTGATGAGAAAAGAAAGACTTCCAATTGGATATGCAGTATTAAGAGAGGGCTGCAAGAGGACAACATATTATATTTACCGGGATGCACTGGATGCCTATAAAAAGAATATGAAAATGCTGGGTGGGAATAAGAGATGAAAGACTTCTTTGAAATAGACAAAGAAGAACTGAAGAAAGCATATAGCCTGGCATACAGCATTGAGAATATGGAAAGCTGGGAAGCGGAGAATCGCCGGATAGAGTACATAGGTTCTACGGAAAAAGCTGGAAGAATCACGGATTACTACAGAGATTCCACTGGAATGTACTGGTATGGCAGCAGGCACCGCAGAAAGACCGGAGAGATAGTATCGATGGAGACATTCATATTTGGCTCGGGCTTCCAGAAGCGAGAAAGAGAAAGGAGAAGAAAAAGATATGTTTTTCGGAAAATGGAGAGAGAAGAAGAAAAAGGAAATTACGGACAAGGAGATTACGGACAGACTAGATGAACTGATAAGCCAGTATCGGGATGAATGCGTCTGGTACATGATTATATCCGGAATGCCAGTAGCAGAGATTAAAAAGCAGGATGTCAGTGATGACCACCTGATGGAGTCGGCATTGCGGGAAGCAATTGGAGCAGTGCAGGAAATGAGTGAGGAGATAAGGAGAAAAAAATGCGCTACAGAATCAGAGTAATCACATTAATGGCAATAGCGGTGGCAGTTTTCCTTTTCACCATGTGGATGACATCACCACAGGAAGTATCTGGAGAAGTGAATAGCTTCACCGAAAAGACCATGAACGCAGTCGGAGAGATGGAAGTTGCACCGGTGCAACCGCAGGAGCAGGAGAATCCGCTCGGTGAACCGTTCCTCATCCGGTGCACCTGCTACACATGGACTGGCAACCAGTGCCGGAATGGTAGCTGGCCGGTAGAGGGATTGTCCGTAGCCGGTAAGGAAGAATGGCTGGGAAAAGCAATCATCATGTACGCTGTGGCAGAAGATGGCGGAATCGGTGACTTTATCGGATATTTCGATTTCACCGACACCGGTGATGGAATCGACCTGGACGGAGACGGAAGGGGAGAGACTATCCGGAACGGGACAAGCATTGATGTATACAGAGACACACTGGAGGGTTGTTACGAATGGGTAAAAATGTACGGAGATTATGTCTACATTCAGGTGGTGGATGCTGCAGGATAGATAAAAAAAGAGAACGTGTGGCGCACGTCCTCAAGTGGGCTGTAAGTAATTTGGCGAATTGCAAACTTCCCGCATAAACAATATACCATAAAAGCCGCAAAAATGCAAGGAAACAGGGCATTTCAGACCTGTTTCGCAACTCGATTAGGAATATTAAAGATAAGGACAAAGGCTATGGCATATTGTGTTGACATTTACAGTTTCCCCAGCTCGATTGAGTATGAGTTTAAGTGGGAAGGAAATTACGGAGCCAAGGGAGAGAAGAGAGCCGCAAGAGAGAGACCTTCCCCCTGGCAGATAGAATTGCAGAATCAGATTAATAAGAAAAACAGAATCCGGCGAACGATAAAAGCGAACTTCGTGGAAAATGACTTCTGGCTGACCTTCACATACCGGAAGGGAGAGAGGAAGGATATGCAGGGAGTAAAAGAAGACCTCAACAACGTATTGAGAAAGTTGGCAAGACGTTACCGGAAGCTCGGAACAGAACTGAAATGGATGAGAGTAATTGAAATCGGATCCAGAGGCGGAATACATATTCACATGATCCTGAACAGAATCAGAGGAGCAGATACGGATGTCTTAATCAAGGAATGCTGGCAACATGGAAGAATCTTTTTCTCAAACCTCTATGAAGAGGGTGGATTTGAACAGCTCGCCCAGTATATGGCGAAGGTGCCGGATGAGGAAGAGAGAAAGAAGAAAGGTCTCCCCCGGAAGCTGACCAAAGAGGAGTACAGCTATTCAACCAGCCGGAATTTAATCCGGCCAAAACCGGAGAGGAAGAGATACCGGCGGTGGACAATGAGAAAACTGCTGCTATACGGTCCGAAACCGACACCGGGATATTATATCGTCCCGGAGAGCATCCGGAGCGGCACAAACCGGTATACCGGGTATTCCTATATGCGATATACCGAGGAGAAACTGGATAGGAGAATTTGAAGATGGAAGCAAGGATTTACTTAAGAACCTCATACCATGGCCTCCGGAAAGCGGAAGGGTGTTACTGTGGCATCCTGGAAGCAGATACCAGTGAAGGAGAGAAGACACTGGAAGAGACCGGGAAAGACACAGGCACAGCCAATCAGATAGCCTTGCTTGGGCTGATAAAAGCCATGGAGCATATGAGAAGAGCGTCTGACCTTGAGATATTCACAGACAGTAAATATCTGGAATCCGGTGTGAACCGGTTCTTGGATGACTGGATAGCGGCAGACTTCAGGAAGCAGAATGGAGAGCCGGTGAAACACAGTGTTTTATGGCAGCGGGCGGCAGAGCTGCTTGCACCACACAATATAAATATTTTCTATGCGGAGCACACTAAGTATTCCAATTGGCAGGACAGGAGAATGAAACATTATGAGCAAGAGCAGAAGAACAAAAGCGTGCACCTTTGATAAGGGCACAATTGCAAGAATCATCAGCAGAGACGGAGACACCTGTATATTTTGTGCCAGTGGCAGATGGCCACTTGTAAAGAAGGACTTCGGGGCGCACATCCGGGATATCGCCCATGTAGTGAACCGGAGCCAGGGTGGACTCGGAGTGGAGCAGAACGGAGTCACCGCCTGCAGGAGTCACCATCAGTTGCTGGACAATGGCAACAAGGGATTAAGAACTGAAATGCTTGAATTTGCAGAATGTTACCTGAAAGAGCTGTACCCGGATTGGAACCGGGAGAAGTTGGTATACAAGAAAGGAGTATGAAGATGCTGAAAAATTTGGTGAAAGAAAACAAGGACAGGGCTGTAGAAAAAAATGGAGCCTGCAAATTTTGCGGTCAGATAAAGCTCGTAGAGGCACTGGATGAATTCAACGAGGACGAACTGAACGAACTGGCCACAGAGCAGTGCAATTGTTATGAAGCACAGAATTATACATCAAGATTGTACCGGAAAGAAAAGGCAGATTGCAGAATAGAAGAGCTTTTCGGACCAGGAAATAAACCGGAGATTACAGATGCAAGGATGCAGATGCTTCATCAGGCAGCAGGCTATGTGGTGGATGGAATTGCAGAAAAGGTAACTGTTGAGGTAACTAGTGAACTCAAGATGATGGTCAGCGAGACTGCAAAAGGAAACATTAAAATAAACCGCAAAACAACCGTCCAGCGGGCGGCAGAAGTTTAGACCTCCAAGATTAACTTACATATACACGAAGTAACTTGAAAATCTGTCACAGCCGGAGCATGGAAACCGCATAAACACAGAATGCGGAGCGTTTTTTGGAAGAGGTACAAAAGACCACACATATACACCATGCTCCGGAGAAAGGAGAAAGTGATGGCAGAAGTAAAAGAAGAGCTTAAGCCATGCCCGTTCTGTGGAGCAAAAGCACAGATGTTGAATTATTCAAAAAATGAGTGGTTGGCAGAATGTTCAGTTTGCAGCGGAATGGTAGAAAGATGGAGAGAAACAGAAGAAGAAGCAATTGAACAGTGGAACAGAAGGGTAAATGATGACCCGAATGAAATTATGAGTCGTGCAATAGAGCTTATGAAGGGAGGTGGAGTAGAGTGACAAGTACAGAATTATGCAAAATGTGTACGGAGTATTCGATTACTGAAAAATGTGAGTACAAAAATACTTGTGAATTGCAAAGGATTTTGTCGGAAAACAAAAAACTGAAAGTAAAAAACAAAGAACTTCGAACAAAGATTGAAGAGTTAGAAACTGAAAGAGCATGGCGCAATTCTCCGGACAGGATGGGAAGGTAGGTGAAGTAGATGTCTAAAGCAATATTTCTTATGGATATGCCAGATGATTGCACCATGTGTAAATTCTGGAACACAGACGATGATGAGTGCTATGCAACTGGAAGTGAAGAGCTTTCATTAAATAGTGAAGAAGCAAAGCCGGATTGGTGTCCACTTCGGGAACTTCCAGAGAAAATGAAAGTTTGCGGAAGATATCCGCAGCCTGATGGAATTACACCATCGTATAAGATTGGCTGGAATACCTGCTTAGATGAAATTTTAAAAGATGATGGTATGAGAAAGGAGATATGCCGAAATCATGTAGCGGAATAATTTGAATTTTATTTTTTTAAAAATCGCACATATTCTGTGTGCCGAGAAAAATCAGAAGGAGGAAGTAAGTATTATGTTTGAAAAATTTGGCGAATTGGAATCAGCAGAAGAATTGAACAAAGTAGCAGCAGGCTTGAAAGAAGAGGGAGATGTAGCATCCCTCATTGTGCTGGCAGAAGAAAATGGACTGGATAAGGAAGATGCAGAGGATTATGCAGCAGGCGAAATGGAAGAACTGGCAACGGTTAGCACCGCAGCACTTGGAAAGCTGAAGGTAGAGAGTGCAGACCTTCAGCCAAAGGAAATCATGGTTGACTGGGTAGAATATATAAAAATGCAGTGCATTGAGAAAGAAGAGGTAGCCAGATGCGTCCGTAAGAAAGGAAAGACACTGAAAGGCTGCATTGCAGAATTGCTGAAATGGAGCTTTAAGAATGCCTATAGCATACCGGATGATATATCAAAGGCAGCAGGCATAAAAGGGGCAAATGTGAAACTTGGCATCCCAGGAATGGGCCAGGCAAAGAAAATCATCAATGACTATTACATGAGCTAGGAGGGTGACAGGATGCAGCGGAAAAAACTAGAAAAGACAATACCTGCTATTCTGGCATTCAAACCAAGCAGGGATGTATATGCAGCAGAGGCGGTAATACAGAATGTAGATGGAAAAGAAATACTGGAAGTCGACATTTGGGATACACCGGATTATGAAGAAAAAAGAGAGATGCTGGTACGTCATTTTGTAGAAAAAGAAACCGGAGAATATGGAACTTTCCATACAAAGACAATGAGCTGGAATGGAAGATACATATACGAAGGGAGCTGGTCAAAATTAAAACTTGCATCTGTACTCCAGCCAGAAAGATGTTACTATGGCTATTTTAATGACAGTGCGATAGCTTTATCGCCACGTTCCAAAGAGGTAGTAGAAAAATTTGTTGGAGAAAAGGAACGGTACAGAAGCATAATGAATAGCCTTACAGAAAAAGAATACAATTATACATACCGGCAGCAGGGATTGGCTATGAAGAGGAAGGAAGCAAGAATTGAAAGATTAATGGATGAGGTAGCACCGGTTGAATCAGAAGAATTTACGGAATGGATTCACAGCCTCATGCCAGAGACATATATTTTTGTGAAACCGACGGAAAAAAGATACAGATGCTCTTGCACATCATGTGGAGAGAGCTTTTACACAAAAGATAAACCAAAACACAATTCGCAGATGAACTGTAAAAAATGTGGAAATCCGGCAATTGTAAAAACGAGAACAGAACGGATGTGCAAGAAAATTAAAGTAATGGTTCCGTTTAAATATGATGAAGACAGATGGATGCTGAGACATTTTAAATTTAAAAAGGTGGACATATTAGAAGAGAAAAAAGCAAAGTCTACGATTGAAGAACTAGAAAAAGTCAGAATGTTCATGAGACCGGATGGAACCACAGAACGTATTTATTATGGACAGTATATGCAGTACGGAGCAGATGAATTTTCGCAAGACTGGTGGGACAAAAAAACAAATGCGGGATGCCAGATAGATAAAGAGTTTTATATATACGGAAAGTGGCTGGATGAAATAGAAATGCCGGTAGATATGAAAAGAGTATTGAAAGCCGGATCTGAGACAAAAATCTCCCTGGACTACAATGAAGTAATCAGATTTGCAAGTGAAGATGTCTGTGTATTACTGGAATATCTCATAAGAGGTCGATTTGGAAAGCTGACAAAAGAGATAATAAGCATAGGAGACCATGACCTTCTGGATACAAGGGCAGATAATATTCAGGACTTGTTACAATTAGACGGACAGCGAGTAAACAGGCTTAGAGATATGAATGGTGGCAGACATGCCCTTGATATGTTGCAGGAAGAGATTATGTCAGGAAAGAAGATATCACAAGAAAACCTTGAATATGCAGAATCTGAGAAGATATGGAGTGAGGATTTAATGCTTGGAAAAACAAAGTTGTCCGCAAATAAAGCATTGAATTACATACGCAGGCAGAAAAAAATAAATGACTGGACAACAAGACAGACATTGCAGCATTACAAGGATTATCTTCTGATGGCAGAAGAAAGAGGAGCTGACTTGGCAGATCCTATCATATGCCTTTGCTCAAGAATGAAAGAATTTCATGCTAAATATACAGATGAGAAGAATCGAGAGGCAGACGAAAAGAGAGAGCAGACATTGAAAGAGAAGTACCCGCACATAAAAGAAAACTACGACAGCAAGCAAGACTTTTTTGAATGGAAAGATAAAGAGTACAGCGTGATTGTTCCGGAAAATGTAAAAGATATTATGCGGGAAGGAAGAACACTGCACCATTGTGTGGCATCATCAGACCAGTATTTTGAGAGCATCAATAGAGGCTACAGCTACATCCTGTTTTTGAGAAAAAATGAAGAGATTACAACACCGTATTACACACTGGAAGTCAAGATTGAAAAAGACAATAAGGTGAAGATATTACAGAGCTATGGAGCATATGACAGAAGACCGAACGCAGAAGAAGTAGACAAGGTATTGAAAATGTGGAGGCAGGAAGCAGAGAAGAGAGTAAAGAAAGCTGCTAGACAGACATTGCAGGCAGCAGGATAGGAGGAAATAATGGAAGAATTAAGGAATATAGAAAACTATGAACAGTTCAAGCAGGCTCTGGACACGGAGCTGGCAAATCAGGCAGCAGGCTTCGTAAGAACCGGCTACCTGCTGAAAAAGGCAAGAGATACAGATATCCTTGCAGCATCCGGATACAGTACAGTAGCTGAGTTTGCAAAGGCGGAATACGGTCTTTCAAAGGATATTGTATCAAGATACATAGCCATTAACGACAGATATAGCGAGGGCGGTTATTCTGACCGCCTTCAGGACAAGTACGAAGGGTACGGAGTGGCGAAGCTCCAGGATATGCTCACCCTTCCGATTGAGGTAGTAGATCTCATTTCACCGGAAATGACCAGAAAAGAAATTGCTGAAGTAAAGGCAGAGGTCAAGGCGGAGGAAGCCATATCACCAATAGAAGTAGCCCTTGAGGGCACGGATGTGCAGCAGGCGGATATGGAACTGTGCCAGAAAGCCATATACAAGTATGCAAAGGATAATCCGGAGAAGTTCAAAGCGCTGGTGAAGTGGACAAAGGATGGAGATTCAGAAGAACTTGAGAGCATCCTGGCACCATCCGGAATTGCAGTATTGGCTTCCCGGCCACAGGGAATCGGAAAGGTATTCACATCCTTCAAGGGAGAAGGACAGCCGGTGGACATCCTGGCAGTCAAAAACAATGAAAAGCACACCTTAAGCATGGATGATTATGCAGCAAAGGTCAGAGAGGTATTTGCTCCGATAGCAGATATGCCGGATGCTTATGAAAAAACCTTCGGAGTTGCACCGGTGCAACCGGAAAATGTTACTGAAAAGCCAGAAACCGTACCAGAAAAGCCGGAAAGCGTACCAGAAAAGCCGGAAAGCGTACCAGAAAAGCCGGAAAGCGTACCAGAAAAGCCGGAAAGCGTACCAAAAGAACCAGAAAATGTTGAAAAAACAGAATGCGAGGTACTTTCCGGAGAAGTGGTGGATAATGAGACGGAAGAAACACATGAAGAAAAAGCTACAGAGGAAGCTCCAGCGGCAGCAGGCTTAGAAAAAAATGTATTAAGAGGTTATGCAGCGGCAGTAAGTTCCAGTATTAAGAAGCTGGACCGACTTTGGGAAAACCGGGAACTGGAGAAGTGCCTGGAGGAATTAACAAGCATACGCTGGAGGATAGAACAGATACAGAAGAATGGAGGGAATGCAGAATGAAACCAGTAGAAAATGAAGAGTTAATTGAAGCAGACATAATAAGAGTATTTTTCCACAGCGAGAATGAAACCTTTAAATGCCTGGAATTAATGCCTACAGAGGAAGAGAAAGAGACATTAACTTTTGAAGATATTTATAATCTGGCCAACAAGAACGGACTGGCAGAGGATGATATGTACATTCTTATGATTGCAGAGAATCCGCTGAGCGGAAAAGTTTACAAGCACGGCAATTATAAGCCATGGAATACATGGTATGAATGCGGAGAGACGGAGGGATTTGCATAATGAGAAGAAGACGATGCAAGCAGTGTGGAAAGCTGTTTATGCCGGTAGGTAAAGAAGTAATCTGCTCAGTGAAGTGCCGGCAGGAACGGATGAAGGAAAGAGCAGAAAGAAGAAAGGCGGCGTATAAGAAGCCGGAGCTTAAGGTAGGAAGCATTGCCTGGGTGAATGCAAAAGCAAGAGAAGCAGGCATGACATACGGAGAGTATGTGGGAAGGAGTGGGATTTGATGGAGAGATTAACACAGACAAGTGATAGAGGCGGAGTTGCATTCACATTTGACTTATACATAAATTGCCTACCAAGTGAAGCAGAAAAGATTTTGAAATTGGCTGAGAAATTAAAAGATTATGAAGATGCCGAGGAAAATGGACTACTTCTACGGTTGCCATGCAAAGTAGGAGACATTGTTTGGGAAGTTAATGCAGAAAGAAAAAGAATATCCAAATTTGTTATTGAATCAATCACTATCTATCCGTGTAATGTTATTCAATTTAATTGGACATTGCTCGAAGGGATTTATAAAAATGTTGTAGGATTCTCGAAAGCAGAGCTTGGAAAAACTGTATTCCTCACCAAAGAGGAAGCCGAAGACAAGCTGAAAGAAATGGAGGGTAGAGCAAATGGAAATTTCTGATACAAAAAATGCGGTAAGGGATATGCTGTGGAAGTGGCCAAAACTGATAGCGTGGCTTGAAGAAAAAGAGTACTTTACAGCACCGGCTTCAAAGGATCATCACGGAGCGCATGAGGGCGGATTAATAGAGCATTCACTTCAAGTGGCATATGAACTTGAGAGAATAACCGTAAAGATGGGCTTAAGGTGGGAGAGACCGGAAAGCCCGGAGATAATAGGATTACTCCATGACGTATGCAAGCTGGATGATTATCATACTGTCTCAATTGGGGACGAGCCGGCCAAAACTGGAATTGAACGGAACAAAGAAAGACTGTACCCAGGACACGGAGACAAGAGCCTTATCATGCTGATGGGCTTAATAGAACTCACGGAAGAAGAAAAAATGTGCATCAGATATCATATGGGAGCGTTCACAGATAAATCAGAATGGGAGTTTTACAGCCGGGCAGTGCAGAGATGTCCTAATGTTCTGTGGACACATACAGCAGATATGATAGCTTCTCAGATAAAGGGCGTGTAAAAGTGTAGGAGGGAGAAGGCGGTAATGAATAAAACAAGTGACGCAAAAACGAAATGTCCGTTTTTTATAAGGGATTCAGCTACAAAGATAACATGTGAGGGCCCGGGAAAAACAGAATTGGCAATTGGATTTAAGTCGAAGGTAAGAAAAAGAACATATCAGAAGCAGAATTGCTACAAGTATAAATGCAAGTGTGAGATTAAGAGGATGATGGAAGAAAAGTATGATAATAGACCAGAATGTGACAATGGATAGAAAAGAACAGGAGGAAAAACGTGAAAAAGCAACGGAAAGAGATACGTCTAAAAAGGAAACGCCTGAAAGCAGAGTATAACGCTGCCTTGAGAGAAAACAGAAGATTAAACAATGAATTAAGCTTCAAGGCAATGGAATATGACAGAAAAAAGATTAAAACATTAGCAGCTCGGGAAGTAATTCCACTATTGGACGTAATTGAAATGGGAGAAAATCGGATGGTAAAAATTGCAAAAAATATGCTGGCGCGTGAAATCTGCGAAAAACTCAAAGAAAATGGCGCAATCCAGTTTGAAAAAGACTATAGCCCTATACATAATGGATTTATTGTGGATGCAAGGGTGAAAATCGTTATGCCATAGACGTATTATAAAGCAATGAAAAAATATGAGCGTTAGCACATCTGTAAAGTATGCTGATGCTCATATTTTTTTACTTAAAATCTTCCATCATGAGAGGGAGCAGTTCTCCGGTTACTTGCAAAATGCACAAAAAATAAAAAAGGAGACAGTTTCGGGGAGAAAAAGGATGCATCTCTTTATAAAATACAGGCAGAAATGGAGAAGGGAGGACCGTATGGGAGAAGTACATGAAGAAGCAGAAAATGATTACATGCTTGGCATGAAATATAAAGAAATAGCGGAAAAATATGGAATCAGCCTGAATACGGTCAAGTCCTGGAAGCAACGATACGGATGGGAAAGAGGCGGTGGAAAAAAGTATGCACACAAAAAGCGAAAAAAAGTGTGCACACAAAAAAAGAATGCATATACAGAAGAAGAAAAAGAATCGCCTGAAGATGATGATGCAATAGACAGAGATGAGCTTTTTTGCCAGTTTTATGCGAAATCTTTCAATGCAGTAAGAAGTTATATGCGTGTTTATCACTGCTCTTATCAGTCAGCGGCCGTTTCTGCACATAATAAGCTAAAAAATCCTAAAATCAAAGAACGCTTGGAAGAAATCCGGCGAGACAAGATGGAAAGGATGCTTCCAAAGGAAGAGGATGTAGCGGAACTGCAATCAAGGATTGCATTTGCTGACTTATCAGATGTTGTAAATATATCGGCATATGGAGTGAGCATTAAAAATCCGGATTTGATAGATTGGCAAACGGTAAAAGCTGTAAAGAATACAGCGCATGGAGTAGCCATTGAGCTGAAAGATTCTCAAAAAGCAATTGACTGGTTGGACAAGCATGGTTTTAAATGCGAAGACGATGAGGAGGACAATGAAGGAGTAGTATTCCTGCCACCAGTAAAGGAGGTGGATGAAGATGAGTGCTTCGTGGATGCCACAGCCGAAGCAGAAGATATTCATGGAAAGACCGGAGTATGAAGTCTTGTTCGGAGGAGCAGCAGGCGGTGGAAAGTCAGATTCCATGTTAGCGGAAGCGTTAAGACAGATAAACATACCAAATTATAGAGGCATTATATTCCGTGACACAGTGCCACAGCTTGAAGGATTAATTACAAGATCTTATGACTTGTACGGCAATTTGAAGGGGCAGCGCCCAAAATTTAATGAAAATAAAATGCGTTGGCAGTTTGAGTCCGGTGCAAAGATATTTTTTGGATACATGCAAAGAGACTCCGACCGCTTCAACTACCAAGGAAAAGCATACGATTTTATCGGATTTGATGAATTAACACATTTCTCACTAACGCAGTACCAGTATATGATGTCTCGTAACAGACCAATGGGACCTGGTACAAGGGTATACATGAGAGCGACAGCGAATCCGGATGGAAAAGGGATGGCATGGGTAAAGCAGAGATTTGTAACGCCGGCACCGCCAAATACAAGGATTGTGGAAAGGTACAGCGTGATTAATCCGCAGGGCGAGAAGATACAGCTTTCACGAGACAGGATATACATACCGGCCACAGTATTTGATAATAAAAAACTGTTAGAGAATGACCCGGATTATTTAGCAAACCTGGCGGCATTGCCAGAGGCAGAAAGAAATGCCCTGATGTATGGCTCATGGGACAGCTTTAGCGGACAGGTTTTTACAGAATTCAGAGATGATCCAAATCATTATAAAGACAGAATGTGGACGCATGTGATTGAGCCATTTCAAATACCGGACCACTGGAAGATATACCGGGGGTTCGACTTCGGATATGCAAAGCCGTATTCAGTGGGATGGTATGCAGTAGACACAAAGGGAAAGATATACCGGATAGCAGAGCTGTACGGTTGGAATGGAATTGCTAATCAGGGATTAAAAGAGCATCCTGTAGAACAGGCAAGAAAGATTCGAGAAGTCGAAGAAAACAATCCATTGCTGAAGGGTAAGAGAATCACAGGTGTAGCGGATCCGGCTATATTTGATGAGTCAAGAGGAGAATCCGTTGCCAGAATGATGGAGAGAAGCCCTAATTTTGTATACTTCCATGGCGGAGACCATGTCAGACTGCCGGGAAAGATGCAGTATCACTATAGGTTTGCCTTCGATGAAATGGGAGATTGTATGTTTCAAATTTTTAACACATGCAGAAACTTCATCAGAACAATCCCAAACCTTACATATAGCGAGACAATTCCGGAAGATATTGACACAACAGAAGAAGACCACATCTATGATGAATGCAGATATGTGCTTATGGAGCACCCAATTGCTCCGAGAGGAAATGTATTACAAAAAAAACCGGCATTCGACCCACTAGATATGTTCAAAGAGCAAAAAAGAAGCCAAGGAGTACAGATATTAAATATTTAGGAGGATGAGAGATGGCTTATAAAAAAGGAAAAATAACAGAAGTTGCACCGGTGCAACAGGAGAAAGAACAGCAGGACACATCAATGCAGACGAAATTAAAAGAAAATGAGATGCCGGAAGAGCAGACGGTAGATGCTATCACGGATGATGATGTGAAAGAAGCAGCAGAAGTATTGAGGAAATATCATGCCGGAAAAAAGAACCTTGAAAATACAATCGTGGAAAATGAGGAATGGTGGAGATTAAGGCATTGGGATTATGCGAGAAAAGAACAGGAAGAGGAAGCAGAAAAAAGAATAGAGCCAAGGTCCGCATGGCTTTTCAACGCACTTGCCAATAAGCATGCGGACATCATGGACAATTTTCCAGAAGCAAATGTGCTTCCACGAGAAAAGAATGATGAAAAAGCAGCCAAGGCTTTATCAGAAATCATACCGGTTATTTTGGAACGAAATGAATTTGAAGAGACGTATTCAGCTTGTGGCTGGTATAAATTAAAAAATGGAACTTGTGTAACAGGCGTATTCTGGGATGGCTCGAAAGACAATGGATTAGGTGATATATCAATTAAAAATGTAGATATTATGAATCTCTTCTGGGAACCAGGAGTAAAAGATATTCAGAGGTCGAAGAATGTATTCTATGTATCAATGGAAGATGTAGAGGACATAAAGGCTACTTATCCGGAAAAAGAGATAATGGCAGGCAGTGATATCAGCATAACACAGTATATAAAGACAGATGCGGAAGATAATACAGAGAAGGTTGCGGTCGTAGACTGGTATTATAAAAAAACGATTGTACTTGAAGACAATAATGGATTGATTAAAAGAAAGAACGTGCTGCATTATTGCAAATTCTGCAATGGAAAAGTGCTCTATGCGACAGAAAATGACGAGGAATTAAAATATACAGGGCTGTATGATCATGGCCTATATCCATTTGTGTTTGATGTACTTTTCCCAATCGAAAGCAGTGTATGCGGATTTGGATATGTGGATGTCATGAAAGATACACAGGCATATATAGACAAGATGCAGCAGGGTATATTGGAAAACGGATTGTCGTTGGCAAAACCGAGATGGGCGGTCAGAGATGATGTAGGACTGAATGAAAAGGAGTTTTGCGATTTTTCAAAATCACTTGTGCATTTTAACGGAAATCTGGGAGAGGATGCTTTTCGACAGATCACATCGACACCAATGGCGGGTGTTTATGAAACAATTCTGAATAATAAAATCGAAGAACTGAAGGATACTTCGGGCAATACAGCAGCGGCACAGGGACAGACCTCTAATGTTACTTCGGCAAGTGGAATTGCAAGTCTTCAGGAAGCATCAGGAAAATTATCAAGGGATGCAAACAGAGCGGATTATAGAGCATTTACAAAGATATGCTATCTGGTGATTGAGCTTATCAGACAATTTTATGATGAGCCAAGGGAATTCAGAATTACCGGAGAAACCGGACAGACAGACTATGTGACGTTTGACAATAGCACATTAAAAGGACAGCCAATGGATACCGGATTTGGACAGGCACAGTCAGAAAGAGTTCCAATTTTTGATGTAAAGGTTGTACCAGCAAAGCAGAGCGCATACACCAGGGAGACACAGAATCAGCTTGCATTACAATTCTACAACCTTGGATTTTTTAATCCGCAGAATGCAGAAATGACTATCGGATGTCTGGATATGATGGACTTCGATGGAAAAGATGAGGTGAAGCAGAGATTAAATAAATCCCAGACATATTACAACCTCTACTTACAGATGCAGCAGCAGGCCCTTGCACTGGCGCAGGCAGTAGATATGTCGAGCGGAGGAACAACGAATTATGCAGAAAGAATAGCGGGAAATGCACAGATTGCAATGCAGCAGGCAGAAGAACCTATGGCACAGAGCCAGTCGGTGCTTAACCGGAATAGCAATGGCTCATTAACAAGCCAGGCGGCGCATGCAACTAGAAACTCTACGTCAGTATAGGAGAAAGATATGCTTAAAGTCAGAGTGAGAGAAAAAGAAAACCTGATGGAAATAAAAATGGAAGGCCATGCTGACTATGCAGAAGCAGGAAAGGATATTGTGTGCTCGGCATGCAGTATCCTTTTATTTACGCTTCTTGAGGAATTGCAAAAGCAGCAGGCAACAGGAAAAGTAAAAATTACGGTCTTGGAAATGGAAGAATCCGGGAGATGCAGAATGGAAATAACGGACTGGGCCAAAGAGACAGAAGTAGTATTAGAAACAATTTTTAACGGCTATAAAATCATTGAAAAAAATTTCCCAAAAAATATTTCATTTGTGGCAAAAATTGGGAGTTGCAAAAAAAATAAATTGATATAGTACAAGTGGTTTAAGAAAAACATGGCACTTCGGAAAGGACGAAAGTATGAGAAGAAAGTATTTTAATTTGCAGTTCTTTGCGGAAGGTGGAGCAGGCGCAGCTTCAACTGGAGCAGAAGGAACAGCAGGACAGGCGGAAGGGCTCAACGCCGGAGCCACAGACGGTCGAACAGGTAACCAGGACGACGCTGGAACGTCGCAGGATGCGACAACACCGGAAGACACAGAAAAAGCCTTCGAGGAACTGATTAAGGGCGATTACAGAGACGCATATAGAAAGCGTACAGAAGGAATCGTTAAGGACAGATTAAAAAAATCGAATGAAACAATCAGTAACTTGCAGAAACAGTATGATGCACTGACTCCAATCATGGGAGAGCTTGCTATGCGTTATGGTCTCGAAGCGGATGATGTAGAAGGACTCGTAAGAGCAGTACAGCAGGACAATGCACTTCTGGAAGATGAAGCAGCAAGACATGGAATGTCCGTAGACCAGCTTCGGGAAGTAAACCGGGTAAAGTTGGAAAACAAGAAACTGACAGAAGCAATGGAACAGTTGGAGAAGAAAAAAGAAGGCGAGCAGATTTATGCACAGTGGACACAGCAGGCGGATGCATTAAGACAGAAGTATAACATGGACTTTAACCTTAATGAGGAACTTGCAAATCCAGACTTCACGGCAATTCTTAAAGTTGGTGGAAGCATTGAAGCTGCTTACATGGCCACACACCATGATGAGATTATGACATATGGAATGGCACAGGCGGCAGAAACAGCAAAAAACAATGTAGTAAAAAGCATCAATTCAAAGAGTGGAAGACCAATTGAAGGTGCAGCATCTTCCGGTTCACAAGGAACAGTGAAAGTAGATGTTAGAAAATTGACACCTGAACAGATGAGGGAATACGAGAAGAAAGTACTCAAGGGAGAACGTGTTTCTTTCTCGTGATTCGGAAAGGAATATATATGAAAATCAGAAATATCTTGCAGTTTTTTGCAGACCCAAATACACAGACAACTGGTACATCCAGTTTGTCTGCAGAAAATAAAACATTTTACGAAAAGGAATTAATCGAAGAAGCATCCCCAGAATTGGTGCATGACCAGTTTGGAGATGATTATCCGATTCCAAAAAACGGTGGTAAACAGATTGAGTTCAGAAAGTATGACTCTTTGAAACCGGCGAATACACCACTTACAGAAGGTGTGACACCGGATGGAAATAGCTTAAGCGTAAGTACAGTTACAAGTACGGTAAAACAGTACGGAGATTACATCACAATCTCTGACGTACTGGACCTTACAGCCATTGATAACAATGTTGTGCAGGCTTCAAAAGTATTAGGAGCTCAGGCAGGCTTGACATTGGACAATGTTACAAGAGACGTTATGGCCGGTGGCACAAACGTATTAATTGTTGGAGAGAGAGCAACAAGAGCCCAGTTAACAGCAGCAGACACACTGACGCCGGAAATCTTCTTCCGTGCAGCAGCTATGCTTGAAGCAATGAATGCTCCAAAAATTCAGAAATCTTATGTAGCCATTATTCATCCATACGCAGCATATGACCTTATGCGCAGCGAAGAATGGATTGACGTACATAAATATGCAGCACCAGAAGCAATCTTTGAAGGAGAAATTGGAAAGATTGGAAATGTACGTTTTGTATCTACTTCAAACGCAAAAATTTGGAAAGGCACAGGATGCCCGGCAGATACTGCAGTATTTGGTACATTAGTACTTGGAGCACATGCGTATGCCAAAACCGGTATTGATGGCGGAGCATTACAGATGATTATCAAGCCGGCAGGTGCAGGAGAGGACCCATTAAACCAGCGCTCCACGGTAGGATGGAAAACAATTAAGACAGCAGAACGTCTGGTAGAGCAGTATATGATTCGTATTGAATCAACATCAAAATTCAGCGGAAGCGTAGAAGCAAACTAGGAGGCAACTGTATGGGAGCAAAAACAGAAGGAACAAAAGTAGTAGAAGAAACGAAAGTAGCAGAAGAAACTCAGGTAATGGATGCGGCAGAAACAGTAGAAGAAGTGGATCCATGGAAAGAAAATGTTAAGTTTATGGCACCGTTGGATGGTGAAAAAGGAGACATTTTCGTATCTTTAAATGGACATAATTACAGAATTAAAAGAGGGGAAGAGGTAACCATTCCGAAACCAATCTTTGAAGTTCTGAAAAACAGTACAGAAATGGATCAGCTTGCAATGAGAAGACAGCAGGAACTTATTGCAAAAGGAAAGGCTTTAAACTAATAAGAGATTCCATTAAAACGAGGAGAGGCACAGCGTTGTTGTGCCTCTTTTTTAGAAGGAGAGACATGTATGAAGGTAAATGAAGCAATAACAAAGGTGGATGATCTGGAACCAAATATTTATGAGGATAACGAAAAGTTAGATTGGCTCACTGAATTGGATAAAAGAATTGCTATTGAAATCCTGAACGTAAGAGAACGTGAAGAGGATGTAGTGGTAGAGCCTTATACAGAAGCTGATATGGATAAAGAACTTCTTGTGCCTGCCCCATATGACAATTTATATGTCCAGTGGCTTATGAGCCAGATTGATTATTATAACAATGAAATGGACAGATACGCAAATTCAGCAGCTATGTTTAATCAGAAATACCAGGATTTTGCTAATTACTGGTACCGGACACATAAAAGCTCTTTAAGGGCAACAATGTATTAGAGAGGTGACATATGAGATTACCTAAACTTCAAAGTACAAGGTCGGAAACCAAGGTACTGAGTGCATTTGGCGGCTACAATGCCAATGGAAGAATACAAGACGGGGAATTCTCGGATATGAAAAATATGACGGTGGATTATTATCCGATACTGTCTCCGAGAATACCGAGAGGAAAATTGCGGGACCTTACAGACTGTAAAGGTCTGTATGGCACGGATAAGCTGGTGTGGGTAACAGAGAATAAGCTGTACTATAACCAGTCAGAAGCGTGTGATTTAAAGGAATCATGCAAGGATAAGGAAAGAACATTTGTAAGAATGGGAGCATATTTGTGTGTCTTCCCGGATAAGGTTATGTACAACGTATATGACCAAACATTAACCGATATGGAAAATAAGGTAACCACCACAACAAAGCCATCCTTTACGCTTTGCAAAATGGACGGAACGGTATTTCCTGAAAAGAAAACATATACCGGTGATACAGAACCGGATAAAACGCAATATGAATACTGGATAGATACTTCTGAAAATACAGTTGTAATGAAAATATGGAGTGAAAACTCTGCAGCATGGGTATCTGTAGGAACAACCTATGTAAAGATACAGTCACCAGGCATCGGGAAAGGTTTTAAAGAGTATGATGCTGCTACATTCAGTGGAGTAGATAAAAGGGCAGAGATTTATAACAATTATGACTTTAATACATCCAATATTCTGTATGGTTGCGGGGATGATTATGTAATTGTGATTGGTCTGATTAATAAAGTATTTACGAATAGTGAGAACATAACCATTTCAAGGACAGTTCCGGATATGGATTTTGTAACAGAGATGGATAACCGGTTGTGGGGGTGTTCTTCTACAAATCATGAAATATATGCTTGCAAGCTAGGAGACCCAAAGAACTGGAGATGTTATATGGGCCTGTCCTCTGACAGCTACGCAGTAACGGTGGGTTCGGAAGGGGATTTTACCGGAGCAATATCTTATTCCGGTAGTGTACTTTTTTTTAAAGAGGGTGGCATGCACAGATTATTTGGTGATAAACCGAGTAATTATGAACTTTCATGGAAACCTATGCGTGGCGTTCAGTTGGGTTCGGAAAAGAGCCTGATTGTATTAAATGAGGTTTTATATTATAAAAGCCGGGATGGTATATGCGCATATAACGGAAGTATGCCAAGTAAAATATCTGGAAATCTTGGAACAGAGATGTACTATGATGCAGTTGCCGGAGGATACCGTGATAAATATTATGTCTGCATGAGAGATGAATTTAGTAATTACTGTACTTATGTGTATGACATTACAAAGGGAATGTGGACAAAGGAAGATGAAGGTATTAAGAAAGCCTTTGCATATTCAGATGGCGGACTGTATTTCTTAGATAAGAATAACTCTATCTGGGTTATTAATTACGAACAAATATTTATGCCAATAGCTCCGATGGATGATCGGTTTGGAGAACAGTATATGTATCCGGGAGAGTGGTATCCTGGAGCAATTCCAGTTGGAGAGGAAGAAGAAAATCAGGAATGGTATGCAGTGACAGGAGATATGGGTCTTGACTCTATTTATAACAAATATATCAGAGAGCTGGTTATCCGGCTTGAGATAGAAGCAGATGCATATTTCAAGATAGAGATAATGTATGATTCGGAAAACTGGCAAAAGGTAATGGAATATACAGGAACAAAAAAACGGTCATACCAGGTGCCGGTTCGAATAAAACGATGCGACCATTTTAAACTAAGATTATCCGGAAAAGGCGCAGTTAAAGTATATTCAATAGCACAAGTGATACAGGAAGGAAGTGCAGTAAGTGGCTAAATTTGATTATCCAAATGTAGATATAGAGAACATGTCAAATGAACAGAATATAGAGAGCTTAAAGAGCTTTCTATACAATCTTTCTGATACACTGAATTATTCATTAAATCAGGTAGATGCAAGGATATCGGCAATAGAAGAATCAATAGGAGGTAAGGACAATGGGGAATCATAAAAACTGGGAGGAAGTAATATCTGACGGGACACGAACAGCACAGACGAATCTTGATAACCATCTGAATAATAAGGTGGGTGACTATCAGGAATCGCAGAATGTGCAGGATGCTTATAAAAATTATACAGATACACAGAATGCAAAGCCGGGTGACTATAACAGCAAGTATCAGGGTGTAATCGACACGATATTGAATAGAATTCAGAATAAGAAGCCATTTTCATACGATTTCAATGCAGACCCATTATACCAACAGTATAAGGAGCAGTATGCTAATCTGGGAAAACAGGCAATGCTTGATACAACATCACAGGCAGCAGCATTATCCGGAGGATATGGCAATAGTTATGGAGCAACAGCAGGCTCTCAGGCATACCAGGCATATCTTGGAAAGCTGAATGATATTATTCCGGATCTTTATGGACAGGCATTAGATAAATACAATACAGACCTCACAAATATGTATAATGAGTATTCTGCACTGGGACAGGCGGAAGATAGAGCGTATGGACAGTATCAGGACAGATACCAGAACTGGCAGAATGATACCAGCAACGCACTGAATGCATATAACATCCTTCATGGTAATGATTTTGGAGAATATCAGCAGAGAGTTAGTAACTGGCAGAATGACCGTGATTATTTATTCAATGCGCTTCAGAATTCACAGACAAATGATAAGTATCTCAATGATTACAATTATCAAGTAGACAGAGATAATGTAGCAGATGACCAGTGGCAGCAGCAGTTCGACTACCAGAAGCTAAGAGACCAGGTAGCAGATGACCAGTGGGCGAAACAGTATGCTTTATCACAAGCAAAAGCGGCAAGTAGTGGATCCGGTGGAAGTAAGAAATCAAATAGCGGAAGCAAGAGTGGTAAAACCACTGATACTTCTAAAAGAATACCAATATCAGAAGACAAGAAAACAGAATATCTAAATGAAGCAATCTCAAGAGGAAGTGCGAGAGGCGGAGCATATTTGGACGAGCTTTTCGGCAAAGGAAAAATTGATGAGAGCACATGGAGCATTCTCCACGATACATGGATGAGACAGTATGGATTACATTATTAAAGGAGACCAGCTATGAAAAAATACGAAAAAAGAATGAATCGGCTTGCTGAATTAAAAGAAGAGAAAAGACAGGCAGAATATAATAGTGATGCAACGTCGGATAATCCAACCTATGAATCTAGAATGGAACGTTTAAAAGAACTGAAGCAGCAGAAAATAGAGGGAGCGCAGAGCAACAGAGAAAGCGCAATTGCGTTGGGCACAGCGAATTTCTCAAAGAATACAATTAATTCAAAAAGAAGCAAAGCAATGGACTATGCATTAGAAAAGGCAAGAAATACGGTAAATACTACGACAAAAGCAATGTCAAGGAATGGAAGTGCCCTGCAGGGAGCATTAGATATTGCAAAGAGGGAAAGAGAAAACAAAAAGAAATTAGAAGGCTATGAGCCGGTATATGGTAGCTTTGACAGTCCGACAACCACGAGAAATATCGGAAAAGATACAAAACTTGCAGGCTATAGAAATAGAACAACCGGAGAAACTATGACGGTGGAAGATTATGAGAATGCAAAAGCAGCATCAAATACCACAGGAAAGCAGGGGGCGGCAGTAAGTTCCTTCAAGGGTGCAAAAAAACGTGCAATTGAGGAGGCATTACAGCAGAAGGCGGACACATCCTGGATGCCGGAGAAAGAGCCTGAGACAACAAAAGAATATGCAGATTACATAGATAAGTATTATCAGAGTTTATCTGACCCAGAGCTTGCAAGCCTTTCTGATGAAGAATTATCAGCAAAAATTACAAGTGCAAAGGATGAAAAAGAAGGAAATAAAGATAAGCTTAAGAATTATGAACCGGTATACGGTAGTTTTGATAATCCAGTGCTTGCAAGAAACATTACCAAAGATACAAAGCTCGCAGGATACAGGAATAGATTGACTGGAGAAACCATGTCTGTAGAAGAACATGATGCACTGGAAGGCTATGCAACGATTGATGATAAGTATGAAAATGAGCAGAGTTTAAGAAAAAGTCAGAAGGTAATTAAGAGATGGGCAGAGGATTATGCAAGACTTACCCCGGAACAGGAGCAGGCTGTCATGCAGATGTATATTACAGACCATGACGAGGAGGAAGCAACAGAGCAGGAACAGTCTATAAGAGATACAATTGGAAGCAGAGACCCATTCGAATTAGAAAAGGCATACAACAGTGCAAAAGAAAACTTGGAAAGCCAGGGAATCAACGCTGATGATATGGAAGAATACTATTCCTGGATTCATAATCGTCAGATTGATACAAAGAAACGGAAGGAACTGGAAGAGGAAACAAAGCAGGAAGGATTAAAAGGATTTCTTATTAATGTAAAGGAGTCCGCTATATCGGTAGGAGATTCACTACTTACAGTAGCAGATTTGGCAGACCAGTTGGGTCATTCTGCAAAGAACTATTTCGGAGGAGATGAAGCCTATACACCTTATGACCCGTATTCCGCTCGCTTCACACAGTCGAGAAACCGAAGAAGAGAAGCGGTATCAAATGATATTGATTCCACCATAGGAAAGTTCCTGTATGATGTTGGAATGAGTATGGCAGATTCGGCTGCAGCCATGGCAACAGGAAGTGAACCGGTTTCTCTTGGAATCATGGCGGCAAGTGCCGGCTCCCAGGCATATGTGGATGCGTCTGAGCGTGGTGTAGACACGAATAAAGCGGCAGCTATTGGAATTGCCAATGCAGCAGCAGAGGCAGGATTTGAAAAGTTGAGCTTAGACCATTTATATGGCATGGCGGAGAATCCAACCAAAACTACATTTAAGAAAAAGATATTGGATTGGGCTGCCCAGTCTGGAATCGAGGGCAGTGAGGAAGTATTTACCGATTTTGCAGATGAAGCAGCAGACCGCATGATTAATGGCGGATTATCTGAATACAGCACAAATGTAAAAGAATATATGAAAAATGGAATGTCAGAAGACAAAGCAAAAGCAGCGGCTAATGAGCAGTTCTGGAACCAAGTAGGGAAGGACTTCGTAGCCGGTGCTATTTCCGGTGCTGTATTTGGTGGAGTTGCAAATACTGTAAATTCTGTACAGTATCATAAAATGGGAAAGACAATTAACCAGGATAATACAATGAGAGATACTATCTTGGAAACAGCAGAACAGATGCCGGAGAATTCTACTGCAAAGCAGATTGCGGATACAGTAAAAACGGATAATATTACAGATTCGCAGATGAGCCAAATTATTGAATCTATGGCAAAAAGTGAAGACGTAAATCTGGACAAGGTTATAACAGAGGGATTTGTCAGAAAAGGAGCTGAACAGGAACAGGCACAGCAGCAGGCTCAGAAGCTGATAAATGATACTGTAGATACCAGTAACACAGAGGAAGAGAATGCTACAAATAAAGTAGCAGACAGAATGGTAAATGCAGAAGGTATTACCGCAGAAAATCAGAAAGTTGCACCGGTGCAACAGTATAGCCGGAATCAGACCGGAGTAACAGAGGCAGTAAATAAGAATACCGGAAAACAAAATATTGTAGTGGAGATAGCGGAGAGTACACCGGAGAAAACCATGGTGAAGCTGTCAGATGGAAGCATTGTGGACTATAAGACGGTGGAAATAAATAATCCTACCATGAGAAATCTATATAATTTTGCTGCAACATTTGATGATACCAAGGCTGCCAATGCGGTTATTGAAAATTACAATGGGGAAAGTATGCCTACATACCTGGAATCAGCAGCAGTATTTTACAATGCCGGAAAACTGGGTAAAACATCATATGAAAGTATTATGAATAATCCGGTAAATGCAAGAATTGTAAGTGAAATGTCGCCATCAACCTTGCTGGAAATGTATTATCTTGGAGAGAATAGCAGAAGTCCGTTATTACAGAATTCCAATGTGCAGCAGGCTGTGAAGATGGGAAACGGCTCTGTAATCGATAACAGACTGGATAAATCTGACAATCGCATGAAATCGGTTGTGGAAATGGTAGCAAAGAAAACCGGGCTTGATATTGAATTGAATGATGAACTGGAGCACGGAGAAAATGGTAACTTCCAGAAAGCATTATCAAGAATAGCATTAGCCAAGACCACCGGAAAGGGGATCACCACTAATGAATACACAACACTTGTGCATGAATTGGGTGAATTCTCCGAAGCATATAATCATGAAGGTATGCAGAAAGTGGTAGATACTGTATTGGACTATGTTACAACAAAAGAAGGAGCTGCGTACCTTACAAATACTATCGAACAGTACCATAAGGCATATAAGACGGTAGAGAAAGGAAAAACTTATGAGGATTCTGCCAATGAATATGTATTTGATTATGTGGCAGGACTGTTTGCGGACAAAGATGGAGTGGAAGCGTTTTCCAAATATATGTCAGAGAATATGACAGAGAGTGAGCACAAGAGCATTCTCAAGACGATTGCTGACTTCTTCAAGGGAGTTTACGACAAAATCACATCATACCTGAATGATCATGTATTATCTAGCACAGCAAAGAAGGCACTGAGAGCAGATGCAGAAGAAGCACAAAGGATAAGAGATATGTTTTTGGGTGAATTGACAAAGGCGCAGGAAAATTATAAGCGGAAAAATGTAACGGCAGAGAAGGGAGAAACAGAGACAATAGACATTAGCTCGAAAAAAACGGTTTCTAAAGATGACAAGAAGAATCCTTTTAAAACATATTCTTTAAACATTGAAGAGAGATTAAGCGGAGATGAATTGCTAAATGCTCTCGATATGATAGAGGAAATAAAAAGAGCAGGCGGGGAAGTGGATGAGTATGGAAACGTAAGATTGTATCATGCAACAAATGAAAAATCGGCAAAGAAAATTAGAGAAGAAAAAAAGATGGTTGCAAAGGAAGATGGTATTTTCTTTTCAACTAAAAAGGATGGTCAGATTGTAGGGTATGGAAAGGAAATATTGGAATTTACTATACCGGTCGAGAAGCTTGTGCTGGATGATGATTTTGGAGATGAATTGCACTTTAGACTTCCACTTGAAAAAAGTTGGGAATACGATGTATCGGATTCACTTGTGATAGATGGCATACAGCAAATGAAGACAACTGATGGTGGAATCAGATACTCAATAACAATTGGACCAGATGGAATAGAAAGATATGCGTTAAGTAATGAAACGAAAAAACTGACGTATAAAGAACGCATGAAAAGAATGTTGAACATCATGAGAGAACAATATGCAGGTCGTACAGCAAAGTTTGTAAAAAATGGACATGTATATTATGCACTTTATGATGAAAGAGGAGTTCGAAAAGGGATATATGGAGATAAGAAATCTAGCAAGAAAGGGTTAAAAGCAAAGATAAACATAGGAGCAGAAGGAGAGTATATTGAACTTGTAGAAAATAGTATTTATACAGGAAGTAAAACAGAGATAGGTAAAACAAACAGATTCCATAGAGATGCAAAAACATGGGATTATTATATCAAAACAATTGAATTTGAGGGAGACTATTTCGATGTGCTAATAAATGTAAAAGATACTGGGAATGAACATTATGTATATGATGTGACATTAAAAGAAGCAGATTCACTACCAAACCCCCAGAGGCTTTACGACGGTAGTAAAACTGCTTCTGGAGATAGTATATCACAGAATCGGAAAAATGCAACAACTTTTTCGCTTGATGTAGATTCCGAAGGAAGAAAACTATCAGAAGAACAGAAAGAGTATTTTAAAGATTCAAAGGTTGTGGATTCAGAGGGACGGCTTAAGGAAGTTTATCATGGAACCGGAAGTGATTTTACAGTATTTTCACATGATTATATTGGACAATTGGGTTCGGCAGAAGGAAGAGGCTTTTATTTTACAGATAATCTGGATAAGGCCAAGGGATATCAAAAAAATGGTACTGGCGTAATGAAGGGATATTTAAACATTGAGAAGCCGTTATCTTTGTCAGAAGTAACCTTGAAACCAAAGGATTTGAGGAAAATCTTAAAAGAAATTGACCCGACCGGAGATGAAATATTAAGTAATTATGAATATACTGGAGAGGGTTATCCGTCCCAAAGTTGGTACAATAGAGCTATGAATGATGCGGTAGAATCATTAATGCAAAATAAAAATGATGCAGAAATTCTTGCGGAGATAGTAAACACTGGCTCAGACAATGAAACTGTATTAAAAACAACAAGAAACCTTCTTGGATATGATGGTTTTATAGAAAAAAATAAGTATGAAGATGGCGAAGTATATGTAGCGTTTGAATCCAATCAGTTTAAAAACGTAGATAATAAAAAGCCGACAGAGGACCCGGACATCAGACATTCAGTGGACATTGATGAAGACCTCATGGCAATCCTGGAAGAGGAATATTCCGATACAGAAAAGGAAATGGGTTCTATTATTGAGGATGGCTTTAAAGCACTTGAAAATGTGAGCATTGACGATAAAACGATGCGGAAGATAGCATCCGAGGTAAAGCAGGAATACAAGAGTACCTATAATGCCAAAGAACTGGCTGATAATCTGACTAAGGTATTTGCGTATTTGAAAGATACAAAGAATGTTTCGTATGAGGATATGGTAAGAATCGTACAGGAAATTGCTATGCCGGTTATCGAAGAAAGTACAGATGTGGATAGTGTGGAAGCAGATGTGTATAACTCTTTCCGTAAAACATTGAAAGGGCAGAAAATCAGATTGAATGAAGCCCAGAAGAAAGAAGTAGCACATTATTATGACAGCTACGATAAATTCCGGAAGATGAATTTCGGAAACATTACTTTCTCGGAAGACGGCATGTACCTGGATTCCTTGTGGGATGAGCTGTGCCAGAGCTCTAATTATATATTGGATATGGATACTGCTGTAAATGACCAGCCAATAGCATTGATTGATGCTATGAATGAGATGAAACCGGCAAAGCATAATATCTTTGGTATGAATAAGCAGCAAGCAGCATATGACCTTGCATTAGACATTTACCGGAGATTTTTTGTAGAGCAGAGCACGGATGCAGCAAATAAAAAGGTGCTGGCGGAAACCCAGAAGCTGATTGCAAAGCAGCAGGAATACAGAAAGAATCTGAATGCAGAATACCGTGAAAGATTCGAAAAACTGAAAGAGCAGGAAAAGACCAGACGAGACAGCCTGAAACAGAAGTATGAAAGGGCTTTGGATGAACAGAGAAGAGAACTCAGCTCGGCTATGGCCTATCGTGATGCAAAGGCAGAAACGGAAATCAGAAAGAAAATAAAGTCATACGAAGCAAAGCTGGCAAAGGTGAAACAGCAGAGCAACGATAAGTATATGAAGCTGAAAGCGGCACAGTCAGAGAACCGTACGGCGAAGAGAAATATTGAGGAGCGGAGAAGATACCGGGAACGTATTAGAAAAAATGCACAGGGAATTGTAACTGCATTTAATCAGAATACAGATAAGAATCATGTGCCGGATGCATTAAAGAAAACGGTTGCAGATTTCATTGATGCGATAGACTTCACGACAGATCGGACGAATCCAAATAGTGTTAATTCACTGAAATGGTACAATGCTTTAAGCCAGATGCAGCTTAAGTTATCAAGCGAGAGAGAAGCCATTGCTGGAGATTATGAGGATATTTATAATGCTCTTATGGATGGCAATTCAGGAGACCGGAAGACAAGCTCACTGTTGGATGATATTTCAGATTTCCTGAACAATAATGAGGGTGTACGAATTTCGGACATGGATATGAATGGCTTGAGATATCTGGACAGACTGGTATCCGGATTAAAGAGAGCCATCACCAGTGTAAATCAGTTATATGTAAATGAACGTGCACAGAACGTGGAAGAACTTGGAGACAACACAATTGAAGAACTGAAAACCAAGAAGGATAAGAAAGTATGGAATAATGATACTTTAAGGGGAAAGGCAATTAACAAAGCAGAAAATATGCTGGATGCCAATATGCTGGACCCAAGATCATACTTCTACAGACTGGGAGATTCTGCACTTAGCATCTATAAAGGATTGCGTAAGGGACTGAATACCAGAACGGAAAAGATTGCGGAAGCACAGGATTATATGCAGTCTCAGTTTGGAAAGATTGCCGAGGAATGCGGACTTACCGAAAAACAGTTAAAGTCTGAAATGAAGAAGTGGACCGGAAGGGATGCGGAAGTTCATGAGTTTGATTTTGGCAATAAAAAGTTGCGGATGACAACAGCACAGATGATGGGGCTGTATGAACTTAAAAACAGAGAGCAGGCGAAAGAACATATCAAGTATGGTGGATTGATAACAACAACCAAAGCTGGAACAAAGGTATATCGGAATTCCGAGGGAATCCGGCTTACCGAATACGAAGTTGGAAAGATATGCGAGGAGCTTACTCCGGAGCAGAAGAAAGTGGCGGATTCTATGCAGCAGTTTATGCAGAATAGATGCTCCGCATGGGGTAATGCTACCACAATGCAGATGTATGGATACAGAAGATTCGGCGGACAGCATTATTATCCTATCAAGACATCCGGAAATACTGTAGATACAAAGGACCAGACTTCATACTGGGGAGTAAAGAATCAGGGATTTACCAAGAAAACCATGAAAAATGCGAGAAATGCTATCGTGGTGGATGATATCTTTGATGTATTTACAAAACATGTAACAGATATGGCAAGTTATGGAAGCTATACAGCGGCACTGTCAGATGCTATGAAGTGGTTTAATTACAGACAAAAAGCTGGACTGGATGAACATATGTCAGAGGATGAAGTACTGGATATTCTGAATTCCAAGACATCTGTTAAGGCACAGATAGAAAGGGCTTATGGAAAAGAATACCAGGAATACTTTAAAAAACTGGTACAGGATATCAATGCAGAAGGAACAGGGGATGTCCAGGTCAAGTTTGTGGATGAACTGGTTGGAAATATGAAAGCTGCATCTGTAGCAGCGAATATCAGGGTAGCAATACAGCAGCCAACAGCTTATTTCCGTGCAATGGCAGTGATGGATTCCAAGTATCTTTTGAAAGCACTGACCATGAAACCGGCTGTGCATGAGGTGCAGGAAAAAGCACCTATTGCAAAGTGGAAGTCCTGGGGATATTTTGAAACATCAATTGGTCAGTCTATGAAAGAGGTTATTACGGACCAGCACACCTTTAAAGAGGGATTGCAGGAAAAATCCATGATTCTTGCTCAGAAAGCAGATGATATTACATGGGGTGTACTGTGGAATGCAGTAAAACAGGAAACAAAGGCATTGCATCCGGATATAGACGTAAATTCCAAAGAGTTTACAGATTTGTGTGTAGACAGATACGATGAGCTTATCGACCAGACACAGGTAGTAGACTCTGTATTGCACCGGTCACAGATTATGAGAAGCAACAATGGCTTACATAAAATGGCAACGTCATTCATGGCAGAGCCTACGAAATCTTACAATATGCTGGCCAATGCATTAAGAGATTGGTATGAGATGCCGGGTAAATGGAATGCCGGAAGTAAAAGATTCTTTAAACAGACATTGAAAGCATATATTATTACAAATGTTGTGAATGCAGCAGTACAGTCCTTCATGGATGCATTCAGAGATAAGAAGGATGATGATACTACATACTGGGAGAGATGGCTTGAGGATTACAAGGACAATGTAATAGATAACCTGAATCCAGTTCAGTTAATTCCATACATGAAAGATATTCTTTCTATAGCACAGGGATATGATGTAAACAGACTGGATATGCAGGGGTTGTCAAAACTGTTTGCCGGAGTAAGGAATGTGCAGAAATATGCGACAGATGCAGACTACAGAGAAAACCATACTTGGTTAGAAGCAGCTGAGTCTTTAATGAGCGGAATTTCTTCTGTAACGGGTATTCCAATTTACAATGTGGAAAGAGATTTCAAAGCTATTTATAATACCACCACAGGAAAATATCTGGGAGGAATCAAGAGAAAGAATAGCAGGCAGTATGAGAGAATGCTGGACGCATACCTTTCCGGAGATAACGCAGCATATAAAGAGATAGAAGGAGAACTGAAAGAAAAGGGACTGGAGCAAAAAGAGATTACATCCAAGGTGAAAAAAGAGATAAAGGATGGTTACCTTGCCGGCGACATATCAGAGAAAGAAGCTAAGAAGTTCCTTAAAGAAAAAGCCGGACAGAGTGATGAGGAGATATGGTGTACCATGGAAGAATGGAACTACGGTGAAACATATCAGAGGCTATATGATGCAATCGACAATTCTATAAACAAGGGAGCAGTCAGAGATGCTATCTTTGACTACATAAGTGAAGCAAAAAGTAAAGGCGGGAAAGAAAATAAAGATATCAGTGGAGTTGTAACAAGAGAATATAAAAAGAAATACCTTAAGGCAAAGGAAAAAGGTAAATATGCTGATATGAAGAATCTGCTTATTTCAATTTATATGCACCTTGGATATACGAATGCAGAAGCAAATAAAAAAATCGAAGAATGGTCAAAAAAGAAGACGAAATAGGGGAGAAATCCCCTATTTCTTTTTTATATAATGAGGGCGAAGGAGGTTATCTATGAGGAATAATATCGTAAATAATATGCGACTTGACCTGGATCATGAACGGACACGCCCCCGCATTTCTGTAAGACAGGGAGATACAAAGACAAGAAGCTTGCATTTTACACTTATGCAGAGCGGAAAGATATACGACTTGTCGGATGTATTGGTGGCGGCAGTAAGCATCGTGAAGCCAGATGGTAAAGTTTGCTACAACGATTGTGTAATAGATGGCTCTGAGATACAGTACGAAGTCACGACACAGACCATTAATGTGTTAGGTGAGTGTATTGGCCAAATAGAGTTGTCTATGCAGGATGGGGCGGTTATCACATCGCCGGAGTTTGCAATCTATGTATATAACAAGATCCTGGACCCGAATATCATTGAATCTCAAAATGAATACAAATCATTGGTGCAGCAGGTTGCTCAGGCAAAAGACTATTGCAACCAGGCAGAACAGTACAAGACACTTTCGGAGAACGCAGAGAGGAATATATCTGCTATGGAAAGCGGATTTACCGAGAAAGCAACAGCTCTCGAGGAGTATCAGAATGAGATATCAGGTATGCAGGAAACACTGAGGCAGCAGGCAGATGATGCAAAAACTTTAATAAACATGTCGGTAACAGAAGCTGGTGGATATGCAGATGAAGCGAAGAGTAGTGCCGCAGGAGCGGCAAGCAGTGCAACAGAAGCAAAAAATTACGCTACCGGAGATAAAAACTCAGCAAAGTATTATTATGAAAAAACACTAGAATTATTTAATAGTCTTCAGAATGTAATAGATTCGATAGGCTATCCAAAAGGAGAATAGAAATGGCAGGATATGAACCAGTAGGATGGAAAAACTATCCGGATAAAACCACCAGTATTTCAGCAGAAAACCTAAATCATATGGATGAAGGAATTAAAAAGCTGGATACTGAAAAATTGAATATTGATAAAATTACACAGAGCACAGCAGTAAATCAGGATGGATATGCTCTTGATGCAAGAGAGAAAAATGCTTCCATACCTGGCACAATGGCTAATCAGATTAGTGAACTAAACACAAATATAAAATGCATATCTAAAAAAGCACCCACTAATCAAAGATATTTAACAGCAGATTCAGGTGTATATGTAACAAATGAAAAAAACACTGAATTTACAGACATGACCGCAAGAGATTTTTACGAGAAAGCCAGCGGTCATACATATAGTCTTTCAAACATAGGTACAAGATGCGTTGCCTTGGAGAATAAGCTGACAGAAACAGGATGGAGTTCTATTCCATATGGAGACACCAAACCAAGAATTCAGGCTAATTTTTGTAAAAAAAACGGAATATGTTATGTCATAAATAACGAAAATTTGAAAAACGCTGGTTATCCTGGTGGAACTTGGATGGAAGTCGGAACAATTCCAAACGGCTACAGACCAAATGTAACGATTCCTTTTATAGGATGGTACGGATTAACTATTTTTATAGGACAAATATTAACCAGTGGTGTTATTCGAATTTACAGTAATACAGCAATTGAAACAACTGGAAATGCACCACAATTTAATGTTAGTTATCCACTGTTTTAATATGTGATATAAAAGTTATAAAACAATTAGCCTTATATACATTAAATGAATATGAGGTACAGGAAAGAAACACAGAAGTAGCATTAGTGGATGATATGACGGAAACGATGCTTTAGCAGCTTCTTTTCATGGCTTTCAGATGAAGGGTACATAGGCAAGAATCCAGTAGCATGTATGAAACAGATTAAATACCGGAAGGAAATAAAAAAACCATTTTCGGATGTAGAATTAGAAAAAATTAGAATATCCTGCAAAACAAAAAGGGATAGAGCTCTTGTAGAGTTCCTTTATTCCACAGGATGCAGGGTTTCAGAAGTGGTTGAGCTTGAACTGGAAGATATAGACTTTGAGCAGAACCAATTAACGGTTCTTGGCAAAGGAAATAAGGAACGAACAGTATTTCTTTCTCCTGTGTGTGTGATGCATTTAAGGGAATATATAAAAGCAAGGAAGTCTGGAGCAATCTTTAATGGAAAAGGAAGTGAGAGATTATCAAAAAACGGGATAGAAGCAGCATTAAGAAAGGTTGGAGAGCGAGCCGGTGTAGAGAACGTACACCCACACCGTTTTCGAAGAACGTTAGCAACAAATCTTTTGAATAGAGGAATGAGTATACAGGATGTGGCAGAAATATTAGGACACGCTGATCTAAAAACAACGCAGATATATTGTTATATCGACAAAAAGAACGTAGAAAATGCATATAGAAAATATGCAGATTAAGAAAGGAAGATGAGAATGGAATACATTAATGTAAATGGAAAAGAGTACCAGTGCAACACGACAACATCAACCAATAGCATCTCTTTTGAATTGGAAAATGAGAAAATTGCAGATGTAGTGGAGCAGTTCGAAGGAATGACAAGAGTAGAGGTCAAAGGAACGGATAAAGAGACAATTGGAATTTATGAAAACATTAAATTCATGTCAGCTACAGTTACAGCGGAGAAAAAAGTGATTGTAACAATGGATTTACAGAATGATGTTAATGCGAGATTAGACGCACTTGAAACCAGTCAGGCAGAACAGGACGAGGCTATTGCAGAAATAGTGGGAGGTGAGTTAAATGCTTAGTAAACCAGTAAAAAACATCATGGTAAGAGTTATTAAAAACCGTATGGCTAATGGAGAAGGATTGGAAGAAATTCTTGCCGGATACACAAAACTTTCAGAGGAAGAAAAGGAAGAACTTAGACAGGCAGTAAAGGAAGGTGGGAAATAATATGAATAACAACACGATTAAAGTAATTATAACAGCGGTTACGGGATTCTTATCATCCCTGCTTGGCATCTTGTATGTACCGGTATTGTTATTGGTGGCATGCAACATTATTGACTATGCAACAGGCATTTTCGCATCAAAGTATCGTAACCAGAGAGTAGATTCCTATAAGGGATTCCGGGGAATTGCAAAGAAGATTTCCATGTGGCTTCTGGTAGTGGTTGGAGCCATTGTTGACCAGTTACTTAAGTATGCAGCTACTACAATCGGAATCACAATGCCAATAACATTTCTTATAGCGTGCGTAGTAGCAATATGGATTATATGTAATGAAATCATCAGTATCTTAGAGAACATCAAGGATATAGGAGCACCGGTTCCACCGTTTTTATTACCACTGTTGAAAAATCTGAAATCACAGGTGGAAGAGGTTGCAAAGACAGAAGAGAAGGAGGAAGAATAAGGTGAATTTTGGAGAAGCATTAGAACTTTTGAAAAAAGGAAAAAGGGTTGCTCGTAAGGGGTGGAATGGGAAGAAACAGTACATCCAGCTTGCAACTGGCATCTCCTATGTGTCAGCAGATGGAAAACTCGTGAATTGCGAGCATGAAGCAATTGGAAACAAGGCTATTGCATTTGTTGGAACATCTGGCGTTCAGATGGGGTGGCTTGCATCACAAGCAGATATGCTTGCTGAAGATTGGATTAAAGCTGAAGATTGGATTAAAGCTGAATAA